TTACACCAGCAACTGGTTCGGTTCGACCACCTGGGCGTCGAACTGCATCAAGGCGCTCCGCGAGGGCCTCCACACGGCCAAGCGAAACGACACCAAGGAAGACGCTATCGACCTCATCGTCATGGACAGGAAGTTGTACACCGACTTCCTCAATGCCTATGAGGACAAGCAGCGCTTCGTCGTCAGCAAGGAGAACGGCCTCAAGTCGCTGGGCTTCACCACGGTGGAGTTCGACGGCGTGGAGATCGGCACGGAGTACGGCGTGCCGGCCAACACGGCCTACGGCCTTGCGATTGGGAACGTCGAACTGCTGAACATGGAAGGACAGATGTTCAACAGTGAAGGACCTTTCTACGACGAAATTTCCAACAGCTACCGTTACGTGGTGAGCACGCTCGGCAACCTCAAGTTCAAGTCGCCCAGGTCGTTCATCAAGTGGAAGAACTACGCCTGATCCCTGAAGGAGTGAAGAATGTCTCTGCTGAATGATCCTCCGTTCCCGCTCGGCCAGACCCTGGGCGTCGAATCCACCAGCGACGGCACTGGCTGGGTCGGCGCGCTCAAGGAGTTTCCTGACGTCGATCCGGTGACGGGCAAGGTGCGGTCGAACCGCCGCAAGGTGTGCATCGCAGTTCGCAACCGCTCCGGCGTGGCCCTGCTGCCAAAGCGGGTTGTCACGTGGAAGTCTGGCTCCTTCTCGGAGGTGGACGGCTACACGGCTGCCACGGACGGCGCTTCGGCCGGCGTGGTGGACGAGTGGCTCCCGGCGACTGGCGTGGCCAACAACGATGTGTTCTGGCTGACCGTCCAGGGTCCGACTGAGGTGAAGCTGGGCCCCGGCCTTCAGGCCGCTGCCGACGCTGCTCTGGTTGCCCTCACGGCTGCCGCGAGCACTCACAGCACCACCGCCGGCCAGGCCCAGACGGCTGCCGCGACGTTCCTGCAGAACGGCTACATCGGCCGTGCAATCTCTGCCGGGACGACCGCCCAGAACGTCCTCGCCGTCGTCAACCTCGTCCGCAGCTGATACTTGCCCTTCTGGGGCTAAGGGGGGAGCCTCTGACCTGGGCAACTGGGTCAGAGGCTTTTCCTGTTTCTGGAACATGGAATGGACGCCGCGATCCCCAACCTGGACTTCATACGCCAGCTGATTGCTGACGCTCGCCAGGACGTCCCGTCAATGGACGTTGAGACGCTCCGCATGCTGCAGGGCACTGGTATGGGGTTGGATGCGCTGACGCAGGAGAATGAGTGATGTCGTTGATTTTCCCAAACGGGTCGCGGACCGTCACAACCTTGCCATGGGGATCGCCGTTTGGCGCGCAGACCTATGGCATGCCACGCCCGCAGTCTCAGCGCCAAAATCAGCCGCAGCAACAGGTGTTTGGCAACTCCAGCATGGGGCCCGTGCAGGCTGGCGGGCCAAACACACAGCAGGGCCAGGGGTCGCCCAGCGGCGGCATCGACATGTCTGCATACTCCCCAGGCCGCGCAAGGCCCGTGCCGCCGCTTTCTCAGGGCACGCCGTTCCAGGCTCCTCAGCAGAAGCAAGGCTACAACTACAACGCCAACGAGATTCTTCCGGGTAACTTCGGCCGTCCGCCTGACGGCATGCAGTACGCGGGCGGCACGCCGTACTTCGATGAGGGCTTCGCGGCCGGCCGGCCGCCGTTCACGCAGTCGGCCGTTGGCGTCGGCGGCCAGGCGTTCAGCGACCCGTCGCAGGCGTTCGCCCAGCGGGATGCACTTATCCAGAGGATCAACGAGGCAAGGGCTCCGGTGTTCGCCAACTCTGGTATCCACGCAACCCCTCCGCCGCAGCAGCCTCCGCTGGACTTCAACGCCCTGCTTGCCCAGGCAAACAACATGGTGGCGAACGGCTGGCAGAACCCGTTTGCGCAGCAGCCCGCTCAAGTCGCGCCACAGCCGGAGACAACGGCATCGATCAGGGGCCTTCTGAAGCCGCCTGCCCAGCAGCAGCCTGCGTTCCAAGAGCAGCCAATCCCTCAGGTGGCCGGCACGGTTGACTACAGCAGCAATGGGGCTTCTCGGCCCAGCGGCGAAGCCCAGGCGAGGCCTTCTGGGGGTCTGATGCCGTACGGCATACCAGGCGACCCGCGTTTCATGCCGCGAGGTCCAGCCGCGGGGCCAGCGGCGCAAGGGCCGCGATCCAGCCAGCCTCGCGACAGGGGCCCAGCGCCCCCGCCGGATCCTGATGCGCGGTACGAGGAGGCAGCAAAGTACTACCCAGGAAAGAGCAAGGACGAGGTCATTGCGATGGAGGCGGAGGTGGATAAGTGGGTGGCCGACTGGAATGATGTCCAGCAGAAGCAGCGCGACCACTTCGCCCACGTGAAGCAAGAGCCGTTACCGAGCTGGGTATATCAGGGGCAGCTAAAGGAGACTGACGAGGCCAAAGACTGGCTGCGCGGAATGCCAATCCAGTCTCAAGTTGACTGGTGGAACGAAGCCGGCCGCTTTCTCCCGCAAGATGACCCCAAGCGGGTTGCTTTTGAGTCCGGAGGCGCTCAGGACACTCGCAGCGACGAGGAAATACTTAGGGGCAAGGCAAGGATAGAAGTCAAAAAGAAACATGTGACCGAGTCGGACCGCGAGGCGTCTCGCGCACTGGCCGGAGCCATGGTCCGCGAGCGACTCTCGCCGGCGCAGGCTCCGAGCCGGGGCGCCCAGTTCCTGCTGCCAACCTCCACAGGCGAGGCCAGCGCGGGGCCAGGGAACGCGACGGCACCTCGGCCAACACTGGGGAGCCGGGCCCAGGGTCCGCAGGGCGGTGGGTTCGCGTATGGAATGCCGTCGCAGTATCAGCCCTCTGGTCGCGGTGGAGCTTACTCGCAGGGGGCCGGTCAGCTTGGTCAGGGAGGCGGCTACCCTAGCGGCATGACACCCAGTGAGTACAGCGAGCTGGTCCGGCAACAGGAGCAGACGGGCCTGCGCTATCCTCAGAACGCCACCTTTCAAGAAAGGTCCCAGTTCAACGAGATGGTCCGCCAGCAGCGTCACCAGGACGCCATGGCCTCGCGACCGCAACGCGAACCCCCCCGTCGCATTCGACGGTGACTTTGACCGCCAAGATGTACATTGGTACATTGACACCCCATCCCCCCAAGGTGTTCCATGCAACAGAAGTTCAACGTCGGTTTTGTCACGTTCTCCTATGGCGGCAACGGCGGCATATCCTCTGAGGTGCCCAACATCCGAGAGTGGATGGTTCCTCTCGTCGCGGAACTCTCCAAGGACCCTCGCGTAGACAACATCCGCGTCTGGAATCTGGCGGACACGCCCATCACCATGACCCGCAACAGGGCCGTTGTGATGGCCCGCGAGTTTGGCGTTGACTGCCTGGTGATGATCGACTCCGACATGCACCCGGACATTCATGCCGACGCCCCGGACGCCAAGCCGTTTTTCAAGACGAGCTTCGACTTCTTCGTCAGCCACTACTCCAAGGGCCCATGCGTGATTGGCGCCCCCTACTGCGGACCTCCTCCCGTTGAGTGCGTGTACGTGTTTCGCTGGACGAACATGCAGAGCCTGAATCCAGGCCCGGACTTCCAGCTTGAGATGTACGACCGCCATACCGCCGTGAAGATGGCCGGCATCCAAGAATGTGCTGCGTTGCCTACAGGCTTGATCATGTACGACATGCGGGCGTTTGACCTGACGGCGCCAAAGTCATCCGACGACAAGCCCTGGTTCTATTACGAATGGAAGGACCACTTCTGTGCCGAGAAGGCGTCCACCGAGGACGTCACCATGACGCGGGACCTGTCTCTCGTCGGCACGCAGAAGCTGGGTTACAACCCGGTGTATTGCAACTGGGATGCGTGGGCAGGCCACTGGAAGCCCAAGTGCGTCGGCAAGCCCCAGGTCATCGACGCCGCAGGCGTGTCTGCGAAGCTCAAGAGCTGCTGGGAGGGCGGCTATGAGTCCGGCGTGAAGCTCTGCAACCTTGAGGCGCCCACGTGGCTGGACAAGGTGAAGAAGCCATTTGACGATCTTGGAATGGCCCTTCCCCAGCAGGATGCCGACGCGCTCGTCAACATGATCAAGGACTTCCATGCCCGCCATCATCGGTACCCGGTGGTGGCAGAGGTCGGCTCCTGGGCCGGCAGGTCTGCAATCATAATGGCGGACGCTGGAGCCACCGTGTATTGCGTGGACCACTGGAAGGGCAACGAGCATGACCAAGGCACGGCCGGAGTCAGCGAGGCAAGGGCATACCGGACGTTCCTGGAGAACACGGGGGCCTACCGCGACGCCGGGATGATCAAGTTCTACGGCGGCAGCTCGGAAGAGGCGGCGAAGCACTACACCGAGGTCGGCATGAAGTTTGACATCGTCTACATCGACGCCGAGCACACGTACGAAGCTGTCAAGAAGGACATCAGCCTGTGGCAGCCGCTCGCCACGCACATCATTGCCGGGCATGACTACAACGTGTTCCCTGGAGTGGCCAAGGCCGTCAACGAGACGGGGACGTTTGTGGCGGTGGAAGGCAATGTCTGGAAGATCACCGCGGCCCTGGCGAAGACATGAGAGCCTGCACCAAGTGCAAGAAGCAGCTGCCAGACGACGACTTCCACCTGGCGTCGAACGGGCAGCGTCACCCCAAGTGCAAGACCTGCCGGGCGTCCTATGAGAGGAAGCGTCGAAAGAAGGCCAAGGATGACCGCCTGGACAAGATCGAACGCGACGCCGTCGATCTGTTCTGCACCGTCGCGAAGACGGGCGGCGGGAATATCCCGCACAGCGCCGAGCTTCTGGAGACGATGCTGGAGTACATGGGTGGAACCAGGGGGTTCGCCAACCTGTTCATGAAGCAGTACTACGACAGCCCGCCAGGCGGAAGTTTTCGCACCAAGCAACTTGACACCATCGTCCGCCTGGTGACGAACAACACCGCGCTTGGTGGCGCCAAGAAGCCGCTGGCCATGTGGAGCGAGGATGAGCTTGAGGATGAGCTTCGCCAGCGTTTGATCGAAACGGCCGCAACCCTGCGGACCATTACAGTCCAAGCCCTGCCTGGAGTGCATGAAGAAGCACCCGCGAGAGATACCGAACCCGCCTGAGCCTGAGCAGGTGGATCTTCGGTCAGCGCTGACCCAGCACTCGCTGGGAGTCCTTAAAGAGGTACAGGCAGAGCTTAAAAGCCGTCGCATTGAGGCGTTGCGCCTGTATGAGCCCATGGCTCATCAGGATGCCATGCACGCCGAGCGGTGCTCTGAGCGGATCGTCCTTGGCGGCAATCGTTCAGGCAAGAGCCTCAGCACGTTTGTGGAGGACGCCCGGGCGGCGACGGGCCAGGACCCATACGGCAAGTACCCAGAGAAGGACGGCATCCTGATCGTCGTCGGCAGAAACTGGCCACACATCGGCCTGGTCTGCTATCCGATGCTGTTCAAGGCCGGGGCGTTCAAGATCATCCGCGACCTGGAGACGAACGAGTGGCGAGCGTTTCGCCCCAAGCAGGATGCGGACAGGATTGCCGAGACGAAGCCGGCCCCGCCACTGATCCCACCCAGGTATGTCGCTGACACATCATGGGTGCTGAAGAACGCCGGCTACTGCCAGAAGGTCACGCTGACCAATGGATGGGTCATCAACTTCTTCTCCTCTGAGGGCGAGCCGCCGCAGGGCTTTCAGGCAGATTTGGTCCACCTGGACGAGGATATTTCCAATCCGGCATGGGTAGGCGAGATGCAGGCCCGCCTCGCAGACCGCAAGGGCAGGCTGGTGTGGAGTGCCATGCCGCACTCCAAGAACGACGCGCTGCTTGGGCTGTGTGAGCGTGCTGACCGCGAGGCGGAGCTTGGCACTGAGAAGCCCATCATCAAGAAGTTCGTCTTCCGGTTCCTGGACAACGCGCACATAGATCAGTCGGAGAAAGAGAAGAACATCGCCCGGTGGTCTTCTCTTGGGGTAGACGAGCTTCGCATGCGCGCGGAGGGCGAGTTCACCCAGGACTCCATCCTCATGTACCCGTCGTTCAATCCGGCGGTGCATGTCATGCGGCGTGAGGACCTCCCGGCCGGCATCCCGCCGACATGGACCCGGTACGTGGCAATCGACCCTGGCCACACGGTCATGGCGTGTGTGTTTGGGGCCGTGCCTCCAGACGAGAAGTTCCTGCTGATCTACGACGAGCTGTACATCCGCAACTGCAATGCCCTGATCTGGGGAGAGCAGTTCGCCAACAAGGTCCAGGACCAGCACTTCTACGCGTTCATCATGGACATGCACGGCGGCACGCTCCGCGACCTGGGGTCTGGCCGGCTGCCGTGCGACCTGTACTCCGAGCAGCTGCGGCACCGCGGTGTCAGGGCGCAGATGAGCGGGCACCAGTTTGTCCCCGGGTCAGACGACATCGTCGCCAGAACGGCCCTGGTCAGGCAGATGCTGCACATACAGGGAGACGGCACCACCAGGCTGAAGTTCCTGGAGAGCGCCACCCCGGAGCTGTTCCGGGAACTCAAGCGATACAAGAAGAAGGTCATTCAGAGCAACAGCGGGCCGTTCGTCACTGACATGCCGAATACCCGCGGCGACGTTCACGCGGTGCAGTGCCTGGAATACCTCTGTGCCTATGAGCCGCACTATCACACACCCCCTACGAACCCTGGCCCGGAGCCGTGGTACGTGAAGTGGCTTGCCGAGAAGAAGAAGCGACAGGGGGACGACGGCAAGGGTTACGTGGTTTTGGGTCCTACAAGAAAGGGATAACGATGAGCTATCAGATGCCGGCGGTGGAGCTTGGCCAGACGGTGATTTACCGGGTGCATGAGAACGCCGAGCCGATCATGGCGTTCGTCACCAAGGTGGGCCGGGAGACGATTGAGTGCTGGTCCCTGTCCCCCGGATACGGCGGCGTGGAGCGGCCCAGCGTCCACCACAAGGACGATCCGGCCCTGGAAAACACCAACCTGAAGGCCTACGGCACCTGGGAGCACCTGCCGCGGGATCCTCGCATTGCCCAGCTCTCCGAACGGCTTTCGGCCCTGGAGAAGTCCCTGGGGGGCAATAAGAAGTAGCAGGAGCCCGCATGTCAGACCAAAACCCACTCCGGCCCATTGTGCGGGGCTGGCTAGACAAAATCGATCTAGCGCTGCGGCACAAGAAGCCCTTCCAGGACGACGCCGATGAAGCGATGAGCTTCTACGACGGCGACAACGCCTGGATGTTCCGCAACGAGTACACCCGCGGCGAGCGTGGGTTCGTCAAGGGCATTGCGCCCCCGGCGTTCCGGATGACTATCAACCGTGTTTGGGAGGCCGTCCGCCTCTTTGGCTCAGTGATCCATCACCGGAACCCCACCCGGAACGTCACCCCAAGGCAGTACCCGGTCATCTCGCCGCAGATGCTGGGAATCTACCCGCAGCCCCCTGCCCCGCAGATGGGGCCGGATGGCCAGCCGGTCATAGGCCCGGACGGCCAGCCGGTGATGATGCCGGACCCTGGCATGCAGTTCTACCAGCAGATGGTGCAGCAGACGCAGTTCCTCTCCGAGAAGCGTCAGCTGGTTTCCAAGCTGCTGGAAGAGTATCTGAACTACACGCCGAACGAACTGGACCTGAAAACCCACTCCCGCAAGGTGGTGGACGAGGCCCTGATCAAGGGCGCTGGGTGCTGGTTCACGGAGCTTTTCCAGCCCCCCGGGTCGAACATCCGGATTGCGGGATCGTTCTTTGAGACGTTCGACAACGTCGTATGGGACCCTGACGCCGACGACCAGGCCGACATCCAGTGGATCGCTCGCCGCCGCACGCACTCCAAGGAGTTTGTCAGCGGCAAGTTTGGAATCCCGGTGGACGAGCTGAAGGGATCGACCGAAAGCTACGACTCTCGCAGCAAGGCCAACGAGCAGGGCTACAAGACTCGCCAGCGCAACGGCAAGTCGATGGATCTCGTCACCTACTGGGAGGTCTACAGCAAGGTTGGGTTTGGCGACCGCCTGAAGGACGCCGACAAGGACCTGAAGGGCAAGTTCGATGCGTTGGGCCCGTATTGCTACCTGGTGGTGTGCGAGGGGGTTGAGCGACCGCTGAACATTCCCCCTGAGGTTCTCCAGGAAGAGGTGGACGAGTCTGGAATTCCGCCGTCCCTGTTCCAGGCGGCCCAGTGGCCGATCCCCTTTTGGGCAGAGCCGGAAGGCTGGCCCTGCACCGTCCTGCAGTGGCACGGAAAGCCCGGGTATTCCTACCCCATCTCGCTGATCAAGCCTGGCATTGGTGAGCTGCGGTTCATCAACTACGCGATGAGCTTCATGGCGACCAAGATCGCTACCTCCGCGAGCACCATGATCGGCGTGGCCAAGGCGGCTGAC